TAATCGCTTTGTTTGTTCGCTTTGGTAGTTCGGTTTTGTTTTTATTTGGTCCGCGCCTGGGTCAACACCCAGCACGCTGCACGGACCCCCATAGGACGTCTTTCAGTCCCCGTTTATACGGACTACCCGCCCGAGGCTGACGGGTCACGGTCCGGTGTGTGTGTGTGTGTGCGTCAGTTGCCGCCCAACGCATGTGTATTTGTGTTGTGTGTATTTTGTGTGAGTCTAGATCCGGAAGTAAGTTGTCACAGCTGGTAGTCACGGTTTTCTGAGTTATGTTGAGTAAATGCCGTCGTTATATTCTTGGAACAGTAGTTGCCCCGCTCGCCTCTCGAGCCATCCTGCGTACTCACTGAGTTCTCGCATTCCCAAGTCCTTCATGTTGCAAATCTGCCGTAGTCTAAGTTCGAGGACTTTCCTAATTGCTGCGCCGTACTTCATGGCTATACCGTCCAACATGGGCCATGGCAGTCCAACCTGACCTGACAGGTAGGCGCGTGACACGTTTTTGGAGACCTTCTTAAGGTAGGCCGAGATTTGGGGTACCATTTCGGGTTTCGCTAGGTCTTGCCAGGTCCCGTTGGCCAGGGCGCCGCTGATGACATGTGGGCGCAGTAGGACTGGCACTCCTTCCAAATTCCAGTACTCCATGTAGTGGAGCAGTGGTTCAGGCCAGGCGTGTGGGCACTTGATCTTCATATTTGTCTGTTTCCATTCGACGCGTGCTTCCTTGATGGCATCTACGTCGCGGATGCCCCATGATTTGGCTAGCACGATCTTGAATGCGTCGATATCTCTTGGCTGTAAGTATGCACCGAAGTTTCTGAGGCGGGTGTTCCAATGCCCTAGTCTAGGTTGGATCCGGTGATACTCGGTCACTATGTCGTAGTTGGTGTATTGGGTAAAGTACGGCTTTAGGTGCTTGCTGAGCAGCCCGTCTGGCCACAAGCCTGCGCCGCCGAAAGAAGCTGGTGTTAAGGCGAAGTTGGCTGCAGTGGTCGGGTCAACGCCTATCTGTTCTGCGTCCCAGAGGTAGCATTCAACTGCGGCACGCGGTGTAGCTCCCCTCAGCGTCATTAAGTGCCAGGCAGTGAGGCGGGAATAAAGGCGTGTGGCCCGCACAATTGGTAGTTCCAGAATTGGGCTGCGGAAGCGTATGCTTAGCAAGCTACGTGCCAGATAGCCGGTTATACCCAGGCCGTCTTCGTAGGACTTCCGGAGAAACTCCGTCCTGTAGCGGCTGAAGAAAGTCTTGGAGGGATGAGCTTCGTATCCCAATTTATTGTAGATGTGCATTATCAAGGCTGCATCGTCTAGGTCGCTTACTGCGAAGGCAACGTCGTCGCCTTGAGATCGGTGATGGGCGACTCGGATGTAACTGCCTTTAGCTTTGCTAGCTAGGCGTACCGCTACTCTGAAGCTGGTTATGTTGAGTAGGGTGTCGATGAGTGCGGTCCAACGGAATCCGCTGGGCATGCCGTTCTGCCACGTGTACTTCAGATCCCCGCAGTGGACGGTCACAGGTTGAGCGAAGATGGAGTCCCACATAGCTGACCATACTTTGCGGAAGCCCACATTTCTGACGCGTTTTGTGAGGTAAATACCCATGGCGCAGATGATTGTCATTATGCTCGCTTTGCTCTGATGCCAGTCAAAGTTAGACTGGTCCATAGGCACCTTCCAGATGTGGGGGTCTCTGGCGGAGTTGAGTAGGTCGCGATCAATCCACTCCTGGTTTTGCGCTGAGCCGAAAAGAGTGCTCAGTCGGCTGTACTTGAAGCCCTCTTCACACCATTGACTCAAGTAGTCCATTTTTCGGAACATCGCTGACCCCGTCTTGACAATAGGCCGAATCTTTCCGCCCTCACTCTTCTCCATAATGTGGAAGGTTTCCGGTACTACTTGAGTTAGCTGTGCCGTCATGTCGTTGTCACTCAATAAGGAAGCATCCACTCCCTTCATCCTGCGGGTACGTGTTATTTTCTGATTAATCTCTACAGTGGTTGCGGGACCTGTACCGCTCTTTCCACGCATCCACCGTCCCGTGGACACCCATTCGGCAGGTTCTAGGGTTTCACTAGGCATGCACCATTCTTCGTCCATGAGCCGTGTCATCTCTTCACCGAGCATCGTCAGGTATTCTTCTTCTCCAAGTGGTCCTCCCAGCTTGATTGGCTTGACCAGCCAGGTTTCGACTTCTTCTCGTAAAGCCTCAACCCCCACGTAGGGCAGATATCCGAAGAATGTCTCCCAGTAGCAAAGGTTACGCCAACTCGGGGTTACGTATTTGCCTCCTAGTTTTGCAGTTGCAGTTAGCTTCTTCAGCACCTTCTTGATACGACATCTACAAAATGTCGGCCATCGTTGTGAGACCAGTTGGTACAGATTCCTCACTACGGCGCAATCTTTTGGTGGTAACATATACATGAGGATGTGTAATCCATCTTCTAGTGCGCCAGGCTTCAGGAAGCACCCATGACATTTGCCGTGTGTGGGGGGTAATCGAAATCGCCGCAAGTGTTCGTTGAATTCGGTCAGCGGCTGGTTCCACCCTATTGTTTGATCACACTCACACTTCACTTTTTCGTGGCCTGACAGGATTCGGTCACCGTAGTCACAAACTGCATCGACAAGGTCTTGATATGTCCAGTGTTCATCTGGGATTAAGGGCTGTGGCGCGCCCCAGTCTAGTTTACGTCTATCCGGTTCACCTGGTCGAGCATGGCCCCGCCTATCCCGTCCGTCCCGGGTTTGAGGGTTGGCGGCACTGCTCGGTTGACTGTTACCTGGTCCGTGGTATCGCTGGGACCAGTATTCTGTGAAGTACCGGTGTTCGGCATCGCCATTGGGTTGGACGAGGGCAGCGGCGAAGGCAGCGTGCCATGATGGGAATGGATACCCGTCGCCTCCGCCTTGGATGCCTGATCGAGTAACTGTGTCGTAGATTGACTCGATGTTACACCATCGGTTTGTGTGGGGAGGTGTACCGCTAGTATCTGCTCGAGCTGGCTCATGAGGGTACCATCTTTGGGTTGGGCGGCTAAGGAAAAACCCCGCATACGATCGATCATGCTCGAGGTTGTTTCTACGCTCGTGTCCAGCCCTATACCTATTGATTGCCAAAGGCCAGGGACGAACACGGTGGCGCTTACGCGACTAAGGGTGGCAGGTTTTAAAGCCAGGGTCGCAAGGGTTTCCGTCTCGAGATTTGTGCGCATATAGTCCACGCCCCAACCCCAGTTGCCCTTATAGGCGTCATTGAAGCCGCGCCACCCGGCCTGGGATGCCAGGTTGGCCGTGGTAGTAGAGGTAACTCGATAGGTGCCCTCCCTCTTCACATTCCCGTCGGGCCACTGTAAGTAGCCCCAGTCATTTAGTTTGTGGAAATCGAGGCGGCTTACGAATTTCTCGATTTCATAGTCGTCGCTGGGTTCCATGCCTCGTTGGTGAGCCCAGCCGTATCCCCTTGAGCCAATGGTATTGTTGCTCACGAAGTTTCGGGGGGGTAGGTCGAGGCTGCGGAACGATAATGTATAGTCCGTCTGGTACATGCTCGATCCCAGGCGGCGATGATTAGGGGCAAGGGGCGCGCTTCTTTCATAATTCGAGTTCCAGTACCAGCTAACGCCGGCACCCCCTACGCAGGTTGCTGCCCATGCTCGAAGTGTAACGATCTTATTGTTGTTGCCCCCTCCTACTATGTGAGCTTCTACGCACCCGGTGGACCTTGGGTGCAACTGGGGGTTTAGTATATACTCGGCCATCCCCGTCGCGCTAGCCCATTCCTCCACGCTGCGCCGGAGGAGGGAGACCCTGTTAAGTGTATCTAGGCCTGTAATGCGCAAATTTGAGTTGCTGAATTCGCTACCTAGGCTACTGCCAGGTGTGAACAACGCAACACAGGCGGTCAGTACGACTTCTGCATAGTTAGACCAGCGGCCTATGCTGAGATGGCAGGTGTTATGGCAGGTTCGTAAATCCGGGAGTAATATCTGGGAGAAGCAAGTAACTGCTTCTGAATGTCCGAACGTTCTCGCGTCAGACTCGTCTTGTGGTTGATAACCGCGTAGTCCGTAGGCGTTGATGACACGTTTAGGTAGCCCATAGCTTTGGAGCTGGTCTGCGTTCTCATCATCCTCTGATGCGTAGGATCGGTATACGTGCGGTTGGCGGGGGAAGCGTGTTGTTAGTATTCCGCACATGGTTTGGACCTCTCCCCAGTTCAACGGCGCTTCAGAATATTTGCGGAGGTAATCGTTGCATACTACCTTCAAGTTGCGGCCGCAACCCATGACCGTGTGCAACATGCGTAAAAGCGTCTCGTCTGCAGACCAAACATCGGGCACTGCATCGGCCACGTTGAATCTGGTAGGGCACGCTACAGTGCGGAACGTCCCTGCTATTTTGACGGAGGTCTGGGATTTGTCGGGTACGATGAATACCAGGCGGTCTACCTTGTCCCCCATAGATATGAGGCTAGCGTTTCGATAGAACTGTCTGGTTGTGTAGGTGTCGGTCCGATCCCCCAGGTATTTTAACTCGAATTCCTCCATCACCGTGACGACCGGAAAAGGTAATGCCAGGATAGTGCGCAGGCTTCGGGTGAGTTCGACGCTACTGGTGTCTTCACCAAGGCTGACCACCCTGAGATTGGCGTCGTTCATATTCCAGTGGTCTAGCACCCCGTCCACTCTGACTTTCAGGCCGTTGTTTTCGCGTAGGCATGCGTCAATATAGTTAAGTGACACTACGACGGCCTTTATGCCTGCTTCAATAGCTGGGTAGTAGGAGGTCTTTGGTACAGCCCTTCGGGGTATTGCCCAGTCCTGGCCAGTAGGCCACGTCATTGAGGATTCGCGGCATGCTTCAAGTATAGCCGCTTTCAGGCCAATCTCCCTCCAGTCGAGGTTGTCCGTGGTGGCCATTTGCAGGGCCGTGCCTAAGAGTAGGTTGGCGCCGGAGACGTAATTCATAATGTTGTAGCCCCGCTGGTCGTTGATTCCAATCCCACCGCTCGCAAATGCGGAGCTAGCAGCTATGCGTTCGGTGGCGGCCATAGTAAGTCCTAGTTGATCGGACTTCTGACTGGGAAGTGTATGCACAGAAATGTACCTGGGCCGTAGGTAATGTGGTATGTCAAGGGATGCCTGATTGTTGGCCGCACTCAGAAGCGTTGTTTGACTAATGGTGGCATAGTCATCAGACGAAGTGCAGGCTGCACGAGCATCTAGTATTACTCTCCGCTTCCAAATATCTAGATCAGGCCGATCGTTCTTAATCTGTTCACTGGTAACGGAGGTGTCGCGGGCTAGAGATAGTATGCCCTCCCAGATGGCGGGGTCGTAGGCGTATTGATGGAGGGTGCCCTGTGCCGAAGGCAACACAGAATGTTTGGCGCCGTCTGTGTAGAAATTCGCCTTAGATAGGTTGTTTTCGCACACGTTTAGCAACGCAGCTGGCGTTGGGCGATCAGTATCCATCACCTGCTTCAGAGCACCGGCTTTCTCCTTTGCTAGAAAGGCGGCGTCGAATCTGGTAATTCCAGCGGGTGCTGTGAAGTGTATGTTGCCATTTAAGGCATGCTGTTCGCGGTTATGTATCGCCGCGCAGGCTTCTAGGTATCCCTGCGCATCGGATTTCAACAAGCGTTGCAGGTTTAGGGAACGTAGTTCTGAGAGTGTCAGTTTTGAGTACTTTCCCTCCTTGGCTTGTGTGGGCGATGACGTGTTGGCGAGCAAGCAATGGATACATACACGGGCATGGTGGACGGCGGTAAGGATACCGGCGGAGCGTGCACTTGTGTACACAGCCTCCGAGTGTTGTTCATCATTAGCCTCGTCGATGATCTCATCGGCTAGGAAGCCAGCATTTTCGCTGCTATCTTTCTTTTCTAATATGGGCCCTACGTCTTTTGTGGCCCAGGCGACGACCAGTTGTTTAGTGGCGGCGTTCAGAGCGGAGGATGCCTTATTCTTGGTACCTACGGGGTCGTTGACTGACGTCTTGATCTCAGACGTTTCGGGCCCGATGCCCTTGTCCGTGCGTAGGTAGCGGCACACTGCTGTGGTCCATTTTCGGTTCGTGTGCCCGTGTGCGAGAAAGCCTCTAATGCGTGCAGGGTTGTTCCGCAATTCCTCGGCTATCTTCCTTGCGCGTGCGCTTAGCCCGTCCTCTCTTCGTTTGATCTTCGCGGTGTTTGTTATGACCATACCTTTACCTGAGGGTGGGAGAGGCACACTAATCTCTTTAAGCCCTAATTGGTCACGTAGGCCTTTGCCCTGGTCGACGAGACTGCGACACGCAGCTTCGGTGCTGCTATCTACACGTCGGTTGATAACGGTGGCAGGTGCGTCTGTGACACAATGGACCCATCCCCACTGCAGTGAGCGCACTTCGATGTCATATGCGCTCAATTCCTTTGGATCCCTACTGGCCTTCTGATATATGCCTTGCCAGCATTCCTCGACATCGCCCCCGAACACTAGGTCAATCCCTTCGTCAGCAATCTTGTCGGTACTGACGATTATCGGCGTCGTTGTGTTTGTGGGGACGTTGGCTACGGGTGCGACGGGGGCGGGCGGAGGGGTAGGAGAATGGACGGTCTCAATCGTCTCGACGTTTCCATTATTGGAGTTCTCCTTGGGATGTTTGCGGGACACGGTTCTTTTGGCCCTCCCAGCGATCTTCATCAGGTATGATTTGGGGCTGGACCCGATAGCCTTCGTTTGGCCCGGTTCTTCGGGTTCTGGGGCGACGGCGGGGATGTCACATTTGTCGGAACTCTCCCCCTCATGGGCAGGACCTTCAGCGTCACCCTTGATGCCACCCATGTCACTGTCTGTTACGGGGACGTTCGTTCTTTGGCGTCGTTTAAGGACTATGCCCGTCGTGGGTTCGGCCGTTAAGCTGCAGAAATAGGAAACCTCTTGTGGTTCTACGTCCCGGGCTTGCCGTAAGGCGCAAATGTGCGCGTCTATTGCTTTGCTTAGCCTCCGATGAAGTGTGAAGCGTTGCAACTCGTCTAGTTGGTTGTTTAGGCAGGTGGTGATGAATTTGTCATGATTAAAGTAGCCGTCGTCTCCTAAGCATGCGGTGAAGAAGGCTACGTCCTCTGCTGATTCGAGGAGTGGAGTTACGTCCGGTGCTCGGCTTTGTGGTGGCCCGTGACTAAGGCGGTGTTCCGTAATGCTGAATTGGCTCCCGACCACCGTAGTGTATCGGTGCCTGAACATGCGCCCTTCACTAGGATGCTTGCAGGTGGGATGGCAAGGTGCTGTCTTGTAGAATTTCTCTATCATGACGATATCGTACTCCTTGGTTTTTTCTGGACAATCGTCAAGGGCAATCGTCATGCTCTTAGCATCCTCTGCATAGCATGGTATATGCGGCATAGTTATTTCGAGTGGTGCCAGGTCCGCCGCTGTAATGCGCCTGGGCTTTCTGTTAGTAGACCCCTCGTTGCCGCCCTCATCGTCGCGATCGACTCCCCCTTGCACGGTGGGGTCGATAGTGTGTATTTGACCCGCGTTTCCCGCCATCGGTCGGGGAATAACGGGTCAATTATAGTTCTTTAATACGTTCGGATTAAGAAAAACGTAAACCGAACTTAATGTAATGAGTAGCGAACCTACTCAATGTTATGCCCCAAGGGCGTTCTACGATTGAATTGTCTTGTTTTTTCCTCTCTTCTAATTGTTTTGTATTTATATTGCGTATACGGCCGTCCTAATGAAGACAGCAAATTCAGTAAATTCCTTGAAAAAGGTAGCCCGTGGGTCAAAAAATAAGTTTTTGTGGTTGTTTG